CAGTGCTAGTAGTGAACGCCGCAGCGTTACCTGCGTAGTAAAGATTTGTTCCAGCGCCTTCAGTAAAATATACATGCCACTGATCATCTTCATCGTTATAGATACCACCAGATTCCCCATTAGTCATAAATGACCAGCGGCCTTCGTTAGAGCTATTGCGGATTTGTAAGCCACCCCAACCAGAAGTTGACGATGTGATCTGTAGTAAGTCAGCACGGTCTGTACTCTCTGCAAGATTTACTTGGGAGCCAATGTTGATGCCCGTGACAGAGGGTGTTGCTGGTAGGCTGTAGTTGTTTGCACCTGTTGCTATTCCATCCAGCTTCGTACCATCTGTTGCTACATCACGTCCATCTACTGTACCTGTTACAGCAAGACTACCGTTTACTTGAGCACCTCCGCTAGTAGTCTCGAACTTGCTTGTACCATTATAGTACATTCTGGTTTCACCATTACGAGTGCCTAAGAAAAACCACTCGTTATCAACATCATTATATATACCCGTGACAGTGCTATTGTCGTGCATAAACACAGAACGCCCACCAATGCTGTAGCCTTCCCAGCCACCATGAGCGCCACCATCAATCTGGATAGAGCCATAGTTACCAGAGACAGGCTGGAAGTATCCATTGCCACTGTCGCCTAATCGTACACCCGTAGTATTTACATATACTTCAGAGGAACCCCCTACAGCTATACTGATTTGGTCAGTATCAAAATTTATAGAAGTGTTAGTGTCACCAGTGTGGATTATACTAGTAGCTACATTTAAATTGGTAACAGACGGGGATGCTGGCAGGCTGTAGTTGTTTGCATTTGTAGCTATCGTATCTAGCTTTGTACCGTCTGTTGCTACGTCACGTCCATCAAAAGTAGAGTTGGTGGTTATAGCGCCTGTCATGGCACCACCAGCTAAAGGTAACTTAGTGCTATCAGCTACAGTAATGTTAGCAGACCCGTTAAATGATACGCCGTTAATAGTACGCGCTGTTGTTAGAATGTCAGCATTAGGGTGGTAGCCATCATTGAATACACGCTGTAGGCCAGAACCTTCATCTACTTCAAAAGCTCCATTTATTGTCTTTTGAATATCCCAGTTGCCCCAATTGGCATCTAAAAAGCCGTAAGCTGACCCATTTCCGTAAAGTTGAAAACCAAAAGTGCCACTGCTTTCGTGCATGGCAATACCAACAGCATCGCCACCACTATTTATTCTAAAGTTTCTATTACTGTCTTCCCAGCCTGTTGTACCTGCATTGTTGTACGAGGTGAAATATTGGTTACCCTGAACACCATCAAGTAAATCAGCATCTAACCCTGAGCCAGAACCATCCACAGTTTTGACCGCTGTAAGTATCTGCGCTGCTGTTTGGTCTGCTGTAGCTGACGCCTCTATTCCATCCAGTTTGCTTTTGAGTGTTGTTGTAAAATTCTTCTGTGTCAGTCCACCATCACCCACAGAGTATGTGGTGTTCGTATCTGTTGAGGAAATTGTGCCGTTTGCCGCAATACTGATGTTTGTACCAGCAGTGAAGGCCGCAATAGCGTCTGCGTCGGTATAACCCGCAGGTACAGTTGCCCAAGTTAAACCGCCAGAATTGCCCGATTGTGCTGATAAGAAGTAACCGTTGGTAGGCGAATTTGAAACTTTTAGATTAGCTTCATCGACCACATTGTCAGAAATAACGGTTGCACCATCACCCGTAGAGGTAACTTCGCCTGAGTGATTAGGGTGTGCGTAAGACGCTGAGCCAGCGATAGTTCCGTCAGCAGCGATTGTTATATTTGCCCCAGCTGTCAGCGCGGCAACAACATTAACAGTATCGGTCACGTCAGCTGAGGCTTCTATGCCATCTAGCTTCGTGCCATCTGTTGCTACGTCACGCCCGTCAAACGTAGAATTTGTTGTGATAGCACCAGTCATAGCACCACCTGCAAGCGGCAGCTTGGCGGCTATATTGCTGTTAACCGTTGAAGAAAAACTAGCGTCATCTCCGAGCGCAGCGGCCAACTCGTTGAGCGTATTTAAAGCTTCCGGGGACGAGTCAACCAGATTGGAAACAGCTGTGTCGGTATAGCTCGTGTAGTACGAGCCGTGCTGCCCGTCTAGGAGATCGGCGTCAAGACCTGAAGTCGTGCCGTCAACGGTTTTGACTGCGGTTAGTATCTCAGCCGCTGTCTGGTCCGCCGTAGCTCCAGTTTCAACGCCGTCGAGCTTTGTATGGTCTGCGTCTGTAAAGACGTTACTGTCTGACGCAGCCTCAACCGCTGCGCGAACTTCAGCGTCAGTTTCGATTTTGTCGGTATTGAGATTGGTAAAGTTCGCATCAACTTCCGTATTGGTAAGGGGCGAACCTTTGCCTGATCGTGTAACTATGGTAGCCATGTGTCGCCCCCCTTAAAAGTTGGAAATAACTAATTACGATGCCGCCAAAGTAATAGTCCACGTTACCGAAAGAGTGTCATCTGCGGCCTTGTTAACAACAGAAAAAACTGTGCGGCAAAGCATGTCACCACCCGAAGCGGCGTTAAAAATCCCAGCCTCAGTAACGGCTCCAGTTCCATCGCCCGCTTCAAAAGAAGAAGCGTAAATAACTTTTTCGTTATTGCTTCCAGAAATGGTCGTAGAGTCTAGCGCTTCGCGGGAGCCAAGGACGGAAACCACATCAGTCTGACTTGCAGCCGCCGCCGTGGTACTGGACCCCAGAGACATATGCGACATAACACCCTTAGAGGTGCCGACCATGCGGCTCGCGATGTAGGCAAGTCCTGCGTTAACCACGAGGTTTTTGACTTCGCGCTGTTCTTTTACATTCCCGGCCCTGTCCTTGAGGACGATGTTAAGCTGACCGGAGAGCTTTAAATTTTCGTTAATCATAACGATCTCCTAAGAAAAGGTTCGGGAAGCACCGACGTAATCTTCCTGAAAGTAAGTGAAATCAGCATAGCCCTGACTTCGTAGTGACCCTGCGTCGGTAAACGAGGTCGTTTCGAACAGCCCTTTGTTTGGGGATGTTGTAGCCGCATCACCCAAAAAAGCGCTGTCGGCGCGTGGGCGAGAAAATGTTTTTGAAATAGACTCTGTGACAGCCGCTGCTTCAGTGAAAAAGCGGTTAAACGTGTAAAGTAAGGTTACGGTGTCAGTTAGAGCTAGGTTGTCGACAACTGATTTTTGTGTTCCCAAAGTAACCGCATCAGAAGTCGAGGACGCGTCGGAAAACGTGCGTAAAAACGAAGCCACAATAAGTAGCGTTTCCGCAACAGAGGCCGCGTCTGTTCGAGTTTTAACAAACTGAATCTCTTGGTCGTCAAGAATGCTCGCTTCGCCGTCGACGTCGTCTGTTACGGAAAGCGCCGAAAACAATGCTTTTTGCACCGCAAAGTTGTAATCTTCGTCCGTAGCAATCGAGGTCTCTAAGGGTGATTTCCCAAAATTTGCAGTAAAAACGTCAGTGGGAATTGCAATGTTGGAGCTGGCTTTACCAAAAGCAGTCTGCAACGCCTCTTGCGCCTGAGCGCTGTCGGATGCTCCTTTAGAAAACTGCCGCTCAAGTTGATCTATAAGCGCAAGAGTATCTGCAATCGGTCTACCGACGGCGAGTTGCGCAGCGTCCGACGCGTAAGCCTGCTCTAACACCAGTCGCACAGGTACAAAATCACCTTTTTCCAATGCCGCTACCATCTCATCGACAGCGGACGCGGAAAAGTTCAACCCGAGCAGGGTTGCAGACACGTTTAGTCCAAGCGCGTCAGCAGTCGCTTTTAGGGCGTTTAAAAACTCGACGGACTTCAGGCTCAAGCAAAGTCCTCCCTAATTTTAAACTTAAATTTGTCATACAAGGTTTCACGAACGCCGTTTCCGCGTATGACTTCTAGCTCCCCCTCGTAGTTTCCGGCGTCTTGGTCGAGATCGCCCGCAGCCCACTGGACAACAGCTACACCAAGGGCCGCATTTTGAGCGGTGATTATTAACGGGCGAGAAAACAAAACAGTAGTCTCCCCTGCTGCTCGAAAGTGCAAAGTAGCAGTGGCACCTGTCAGGTCGGTAACAGCACCGTCATCAGCGTTAGTTATTGTAAACTTTAGCTGCGGTCCCGTGTCGCCCTGCACATACTTAAAAGTTGAAGCCATTAGCGTCCTCCTTGCCCGTTCGCTCGATCAAACCCCACTGGCGCGATGCGCAAATTTACTCTTCGTGCGTCGCGGCTCTTTGCATCGGTTGCGCCTTTCGCGAACTTGGCGTGATAGAACGAAGCAAGCTCGGGGTTAGACCATTCCTTGCCGGGGATTTGAGCCAAGAGTGCGATAGCTCCGTAAGAAATGCAGCGACCGTGAGTTTCAAAAATCCAGTCTTCTACACCCGTGGCGCTTAGCGAAGGCTTTAACACCCCTGTGCCCTCGAACTTATATTTCTGGTCAGGAGTGGGGAAAAACCTAATTTGGGTATCTTGGTATATGCTATACCTGTTCGGTCGTGCCGTAGCCGCCGTTGACGGGCGATCAAAGTGCCTATCTGTGACTGCTGAAATTTTGGTGCCGTCAAGGTAGAGCGACAACATGTTTTCAAGGATCGCGTTCTTGGGCGTATCAACAGAATAATCGGTGGTAGACTTGCTGGTAAAATCAGGCTCAATGTCGAAACGCCAGACTTCACTGCGCATACAAAAATCTGCTGCTGCTTCTTGCAGGTGAGACTCAACAACAACCTCGGGGCAACCGGGGAGATAAGGTTGTATGTAGGGGTAAAACTTACTCCAAAGCACAGCCATCTAAGTCACCGAACTTGCTGGGTTAGGCGTAACCGCTGCGTCTACCTGCGTCTTAGTGCCAATAGCTGCGTTGAACGTTTGGAATGAAGCTGCCGCCCTTTGTTCGTTCGCGCCGTACTCAGCGTCCTTGCTGTAGGCTCTGTACAAAATCCAGTCGGTGATCGGGCTTAAATAAATGTCATCAAGCTTTATCACTTCAGTATTGCCACCGGCTGGGTCTAAAGCAGACTCCGCTAACGCGTGGGAACCGGGCGCATCAGCATAAATCATTTCTAGTTCAGCAGTATTGGTGGCGGGTGGGTACACGTAAAACTGTTTAGGGTGACGAGGGTCATAGGTATAATGTTGGATGTTGATAGATTGTGCCTCTGCGTGCCAAGTCGGTCTTTGGTCGTCCAAAACACTGCGAGCAACTACCCTGACAACTTTTTTGTCAGAGCTACTGAGAACATTTCGCGTAATATCGAGAAGGCGGAGCGCAGACGGAAACCCACCGGAAGAAGCCGTTAGCTCCTGCTTTGTCCCAGCCGCGCACGTAAACGTAGCACAGACTGCGTTCGCGTCGGGCCTCAGTAGTACGATGCTCAAGTACGACTCGTTAAGCCATTTCTGAAGCTCGAGGCGAGGCCAACGGATATTTGTATCCTGCAAGATCGCTTCGACGCGTGAAATAACGTCAACAACTTTTATGGTAGCCATCACAAACCCCTTTATGGTTGTGAGAGGGGGATTACGCCCCCTCCCGTTAGGTCAGTGATTAGCTGGCTGCGCCGACGATTGCGGTGCAGAGAGCTTCTGGTTTAACAACCTTGCGTCCATATACGGCTAGGCCGCGAACGATGTCGCCGAAGTCAGTCTGGTTACGCAGTGGCTCAGTTTTGCTGATTTGCGAAGCAAACGAACAAGCTGTGCTTGTACCAGCAACCATCATGCGGCGAGCTTTAGCGTTAGACACGGTTGCGCCGCCAGAAGTGGCAGACAGACCGGGAACAAGAGCTTTAGCTGCTTGGCCTTTTGGCAGCAAGTTGGACACGTATACAGTGAAGCGGTCCAACATACCGATTTTGCCGGTACGGATGGTGCTTGACTGATCGCCTGTAAAGTAGGCTTGAGCAATGTCTGTTTGCATCAGCAGCTGACGATCACGTGGTGAAATGATGAGCCAGCGGCCATCTTCCGGTACGTTTTGCTCGTCGAGTGCTGACGACATTTGCAAGATCGCGTTCAATACGTTTGCAGGAGTGGCTTGGTCGATTGGAGCTACGTCAGTACCCAAGTTGTAAGCACCTGAGATAGCGCCTGCTGTCGCACCTTTGTTTGACGCGTTTGCGCCTGTAGTTACGAACCAGTTGAAGAACGTATCGTTTTCAATGTTGATCTTCAGCTGTTTAGCAGCGTCATCAGTGAACATGTTCATCAAGTCCATGTCCGCTTGGTGCGCGAGTACATCGTTTACTTGAACACTGAAGTATTTACCTTGGTCGATCTGCATGTCTTGGTAGATCGGAGCAGGGACTTCAGAAGTCAGTGTAGTACCAGCGCCAGCATAATCGTTGATTGTGATTGATGGTGCAGTACGGATACGAATTGTATCGCCTTGGTTTTTGATCTCGCCTTCCCAATCAGTATTGGAAATTTCAGTCATCATAGTGTTCGCATAGAACTTAGCGTTCAATTTTTGCGACCATAGTTGTGGGATAAATCCACCTGAGTAAGATGGGGTTGTGTCGAATGCGCCTGATGAGACGACGGGGAATACAGCAGCCATTTTGGCCTCCTATTAAGTTAGTTAAGACTTAATAGCTGCTTACATGTTAACACATTAGGGCTAAGCTCTAACGCGGCCTTCCATATACGCAACTGTCAAGTCAGCTTCAAGTTTTTCCGCCTCCGTGTACTGCCCTCGCGTATTCAGTGTACGAACCTTATTCCAAGCTCTATCCGCATCTTTGGGCGAATAAATTTTAGAGTTCTGGGAAGCACTCTGTGTACGAACAGAATTAGCAGAACGGTTTGGTGCAACCTGCTTTTCAAGTTCGGCTTGGTTAGGCTTAGCTTCGGTCGGTGCTGCTAACGTTTCTTTCCACATGCTCACATAGTGAGCTATGGCTTCTACGTCACCGGCATCAAACGCCTGCTGTGCTTGAACTCTGCGTGGGCCTCTAAGCATAGGATCATGCTCATTTAACCACGCTACCCAACGCTCATCGTTGTCGATCTGTGGGAAA